GTCTTCGTCAAAGAAGGTACCGCCACTCAGGTTGAATTGCGCATCGGCGTCGTCCGCCCCGGTGCCGTTTAAGATATAATTTGAAATGGCAAATCCATTGGCCAGTACGGCTCCACGGGTCCTATGTAGATACTCGTGCGTCTGCCAGTCAAGAACAATTCCGTGCCGTTCATCGGCGAAGTATGGGGCCACATTAGCGTCGGCATCCCAATAGATATATGCAGTGGGCGCCTCGGATTCCCATGTAAAATAATCCTCTTGGTATGCCAGTTGACCTGTTTCGCTGAAATAGATGAAATACAGACCGGTCTCGTCAGGAATTTGCACCGATTGCGGTTGATCGATGACGAATCGCTTCGATTTGATCCAGACCTTGAAATTGTCGTTGACAGGAGCAATCGTCAGGGTCCTGGATGCATCATCAAAAGTCATGATGCTTTCTGTCCTGTCAGCGTGCCCCATCGGCTCGCCACCTTCGGCCATCCCCTCAAGGATGTTCAATTCAGTTTGTGTTAAGCCGCTGCCGGGGGAATATCGCTGCTCGAGAAATTTTGCGACCCACGTGTCGCCATCATACATCAAAACGTTGCCCTTTCTTGCATCAGAAACTGCAACGTCTTTCAGATCATCCAGGTTCGCGTCCGTCGCTACCAGATCCCTGCCGGCGCGACCATCCCGACCGGGGCGACCGTCTTTGCCGTCCTTGCCATCGCGGCCAGGCCTGCCGGAATTAACCAGCAGCATCCGGTCATCAATGGATTCCCTGAGCTCCTCGAATCGCTCCTCGATCTTTTGGAGATATGGCTCAATCGAAACCGGCTTGGGCTTTACGGGGGCAAGCTCGGTCCTGGTAGTCTTAACTTCAGACAGCGACCCCTTCAGGATCGGACCACTCTCGAGAACCTGGAAAGATGGATATGTTCTGCGAATCTGGCTGACAATAATGTCTAGTGGTTCATTGTCAAAGTCAATGATCCAAACGAACCAGGTCGCTTCAAACTCGCTGTCTTGAGGATACTTGGAGATGTAAATAACAGCGCCATCTTCGGGCCTGAGGGAAGGCGCACCCTCAACGATTCGTACCTTCGCGATGGCACTGATCAGCGCGTCGGCCGCTAAGGAGCGATAGATGTCCGACGACGACGTGATCATGCTGGCCGGCTATACCTGCTAGTTTTCCTGTGTGATAACAGGATACCATGTACAAACGAACCTACATCGTTCCTGCGGGGGCATATTCGTATCGCAAACCCATTTCCCTTTTGTAAGCAATGGCGGCGATCGCCGCTTCGTAAGGACTTTTGTAGTATCCAAGAAATTTGCCAAATCCTTTGCTTTTTACTGCTGCGATCCATGGAGCTCTTCGCTTGGAATCTCGCCTATCGTGAGTGACATTGCGAAAACCGCTGGCACTGATCGGGGCTTTGTTACAGTTCTGCTCGGCCCTGGTTGCCAAAATCAAATTTTGACCATCATTATTATCCTTGTTGCGATCTATATGGTCAATCTCGTGCCAGCCAGGATCTTCTCCATTGTTATACATCTTGTACACAATTCTTGAAGTTTTAAACAATACTTTATTTAGCCTTACTTCCCAGTAGCCATTTTGATGCTTTCTGCCGGCCGGGTCCCCAACAATCGTATTCCTGGCGGCCCTGACCTTCCAGCGCAGTCCATGCGGTATGGAGGGATCAAGCTCAAAGGCTTCTTGCAGGACGCTGATGTGCGGCAAGGCTATCGGCAACTTCATTGATTGGAGCTCAGTGCATCTAGCGTAGTATACCGGACCACTCGAGATAGCCATTGCAGACAAAAAAGAAGGGGCCGAAGCCCCTTGTAATTCCAGTCGTGGACTGGATTTTCATCAGGCAGGGGTGGCGTTCGCGTTGACTTTGGTCAGGCGAGCAGCGCTGCGGCCATTGATCATCGCCACACCGCAGTACCATTCCACGCGGGTCACCAGGGTCGGCGAATCAGTGGCTTCTCCCAGGTCACGGACCTGAGGACCGCCGTTCTGGATGCCGGTCAGATGATCATTGCCGAAGGACACGACATAGATCGACTGGTCGGCAGCGTTGCTGTCCAGGATCTTGACGTTCTTATGGTCGCGGTCAACTTCCAGCACGGGCAGGCCGCCGTACACCAGTTGCTGACCACCGAACTCGGAGCGCATGATGTCGACCTGGTTGCTGGCGCGAGCCACGGCACTCAGGTGACGACGAGCCGACTTCGACATCAGCAGGTACTTCTGACCGCCTTGGGCGTCAACAGCGTCGATGGCTTCATCGAGCTTGTTCAGATCCAGGGCAGCGGCCGAACCGGCGTTAGCGATGATCTGGGAGTGGGTACCGGCCTGGGCAGCGGGCAGACGTAGGCTCAGACCGTCGAACTCGGCAGCGGTGCTGTTGGAATCGCCATTGAAGAACAGGCCTTCGAAGGCGAGACGCATTGCACGAACCTTCGACTGAACCTGGAAGGCACGAGCTTGGGCACCCTCGAGATCGACGATGGCGCGGTCAACCTTGATGTCGCCACCGAACAGCTTCAGGGCTTCGCTGTACTGGCGCACCTCGCCATAGCTCTCATCATAGCTATCGTTGTAGGCACGGAAACCCACGTCGCCCAGCGACTCTTCACGCTTCCAGAACAGGCCAGAGCCTTGGACTTCGCGGAAAGGCAGGGTGCTCAGCAGGGGACCGGCGGCGAGCTCGGTAATGACAGCCAGCTCTTGGGGATTGCGGCTATGCTTCTTGGCTTCAACGAGACTAAGGCCCATTGTGATACCTCAGGAAAAAGGGACAAAGAAAGATGGGTGATTTTGCCGACACTTGCATCACGCAGTAATTCGACTCGACACCCTGGAACCTTGTCTTCTCGACTGCGGTACTTAGGGTATCTTTTCTCCCTAGTATACCTAATGGACAATATTTAACCCGATATAACTGTATTTTGGTAAAAAAAATGAGGCCGAAGCCTCATCATGATGCATTCGTTATTCGCGAATAGCGAATCAACCAAACGCCCGCTCGAATAGCGCATCAGCACTCAGGCTGGACAGGTCCTCGGTCGGCATGCCGCTTGCATCGGTGCCGCCGAAGCCGACGCCAGCACCAGAGCCCTTAGCACCCCGGAAGAACGTGCCATAAATTGGGTGATTTTTAAAGCCACCCAGGTACTCCTCGGGCGCAATGCGCTTGCCGGTGTCAGCGTCAAGGACGGGATCGCCGTTCGAATCAATGACAGTAATTGCGCCATTTGGCTCCAACCGGAAGCTGCTACCAAGGCGATCGGCCAGCATGTCAAAAAAGGACACACCGTCGGCAGCGTCAGGACGTCCACCGGCAGCGAAGAAGACCTTCTCCAGGGCGTAGCGCTTGCGGAACTCTTTGAGCTCGACCTGGTACTGTTCAGCCTTTTTGTTGGCCTCGGCGGCCTGTGAGCCGTACTTTTCCTCCAGTAGGGAGGTCCGCTCTTCGGCGGCCAAACGCTCGCGCTCGGCAATTGCAGCCTCTTCCTGGAGGCGACGGTACTCGTTCGGGTTAATCTCCGCAAACTTCTCAAGTTGCGCCGACTTTTCACGCACTTCCTTCTCGTAGGCCTTGCGTGACTCCCGCTCCGCCTTCAGGGCCTTGAGCAGGTTGTCGACCTCGGCCTTTGGGATCAGATCACCATTGCTATTGAGCTGATCATCCATTTGCTGGCTGTCACCTTGTTGATTGGCGTCCATCTCGGATGCCGATGCTTGGTTGTCAGGCATGTAACGAATGAGGCGTCTCGCCTCGAAATTGCGCAGTAGTATGCCTATTTTTATTTGTTAACGATTTTATCGATGAGCTTCTTGTCTGATGCCTGTCTGAGGAAGTAGTACCTACCTAAATTAATTTGTATTTTTGCTCGCTCCAAGAGCGATGATAGATCATTTGTGGAACTGTCAGCCATTGTTTTGCGATAATTGTAATACAGGATTCCTCCACTGCGAAGATGCTGGCATTCTTACGGCATAGCTGGGAAGCTTAAGCTTGATGGATTAAATCCCAGTGCTTGTAGTTTTTGATTGCGATAGTCTTGAGAACCCCAGCTCACCCATGGCATTACCTGGAAAAAGGATGCTCCATATGATCCTGGTCCAATTTCCTCGGATTCAACCGGGTATACATCGAATTCTTGTGGCTCTTGCAGCTCAACGACTTTATATTTTGGATTGGCGTATAAAAGCTCTGTAATATCAGAATCAGTGCTTTCTGGCATACCTTTCATTGGTTCGCTGACAATTGATATTACAGAGTTCCCGGTCTCGGGATCCTGAGTTTCGGAGAAATCTACATAAGTATAGACAAATTTTACCTGTGGCAGATCATACTCGGAAGCTACATCCGAATAGTCTCGACTTGCCGGATCAGAGCTGTCGAGCCCGTTTTGATAATCCAGTAATAGCGTGTATATCGCTGGAGTAAATGATCCGCGAATCGGCTCATCAATAGAGGCAAATGAATACGATCTATTGCCCCAGTCATAATATTGACCATACGAGATCAGAATGGTTGGATCAGAGTACTCAAATGCGGTATTTACGGCAGCAGAGTCATTTGTGGATGAATAGGTAAAAACCTTGTCCTGGTAACTTGCTGTCATCAAATTACCAAGATTTATGGTTTGATTTACTACGTTTAAATTAGGTGCTGGGATCAGTCTTTGGAAGGCTTGTTCTAGTTGGCCTGGAACCTCAATTTCCATGACGTCTGATTCCGCCTTTAAGCTTTGTTGCGTTGGTTTTGCTGTGTTCACGCCAACTAAGCAGCAGAAACTGGTCCTTTCGATCTGGGGCTCCATTGATTCGGTTGATTGCTGGGCCAACTCTGCCGGACCAGTAGTAAACCCGGTAGATGGATTCCAGGTGTTCACTTGCTGAACAACAAAGAAGTGATGGTTCCACAGGCTTAATACCATGCGATGAAAACAATATACAGCCTTTCCGCTATTAACTGGCAAAAGCACTGACATGCTTTCGTTTTCCGGCGAGGAGCTATAGAAATAAAGCTCTCTAATATAAATAGTATAATACGTTTGAGATGTTGGTGGGCTGGAAACTACCGTTAGATTTGGCCATGGTGTCAAGCTCCAGAAGCTGGAAGTTCCATTACAAAAACTCGTGTAACCGGCGACTGAACTATCGGTAAACCAGTACGCAGTTGGGCCATTTAATTGATCAGAGGAGTACGGGATATATCCCGCATCGAATACAATAGCATTGTTGCTAGGCACAGATATTCTCAATCTGTTTTGCTGACCATTTGCATTTCCAATAGGAAAAAATTCCTGGATACCAATTCCATTTACAAATAAAGATTCAACTGGTCTGTAGGCCGCCGGCTTTTGCTTTTGAAAGCTTTGAAGTGCTGCGGGACGATTCGCTTGACTCCCGCTTGCGTCTCTGCCTTCGGACCGCAATTTTTCCTGACGCTTCTGAGAGGCTTGGGCCTCAACTTTTTTTTTGCTACTGCTTTCTTGAGCCGCTTGTCGATTAACCTGTGTCGTTTGGCGGCTTTTATTCAGCAATGCTCCGATTCTGGCATCAACATTAATATTGACATCCATGCCGTCAGTCGTCGGTGTTCAAATTCAGTCTATAGGTTTGAGTCTGCCCCGGAGACAGGACGATATTGGGAGATTCAGCCAGGATGCTATGTGGATAAGTGGCGCCATCGATATACAAAACTACCCGATCATAGCTATAGCCGACACCTGACGCCGTGAACTCGGCATCAATCGAAGGCAATTCATATCTTCCATTGACCGCGCTGTATGAACCAGTTGCGATTACTTCTGAATACCGGACATAGCCATTGGCGCTAGCTAATTCCGCTGACTGCCAATTGGCGACAGTACTTTGAGCTGTGTAACCAGTTGATGCTACATTGCACAGCATCACCTTCAATGTTTCTCCCTCATAGACTAACGCCGCAACTCGCTCGAGCTCCTTTTGGCTAATAGTTGTGGTGATAGCCATATCAGGCAACAGTCCAAGTGAAGATGCCAGAAGTATTCCACAAAATCAAAAATTGCGTGCCACTGCCGGCAGACTGAGAGCCGCCAAAGTCAATAAATGCAATTGGCGGATCATCAGTATCCGTGTCGTTATACAAAATAGCGTAGCTAGCGGTGATTGATCCACCGCTGGCGTTCCATGCAACATCATCCGCATCAAACTTGGCCCCATTGGTGCCAACAGTTGTGATGCTGACGTTGGTTAGCGCAAGACCACCTGCGGTGTACCCTGCACCACTAGTGGTCTCTGTCTTAGTGATTCCAGCCAGTGTTGTGGCAGTAGCGTCAAAGGTGGCTGCGGTATAAAGAGCTAGCTTATAGCTGTCCCCGACTACATTAGAGCCTTCAGCAAATCTTTTGGCGGTATGATTAAACAGGGAAACGGTAATCGCCACGGATCATGCGCTCTTTTGCACCTAGTTTGCCAACAGCGCGATCAAAATTACCGAACAAATTATGCTAAGTGTAAAGCAATTGCAGAACTGGACGACCTGATTGCGTAGACGATGTAACGCTGCTAATCGAATAGCATCCTGCATTGTCAACAAAGGCCGAGTACCTACTACCGCTTCCAACTGGACAACTTCCAGCATCGGTATAGCCAGTTGGGATTTGGCACCAGGCCCAAGAGAATACAAAATTAGATCCAGTCCATTCAATTGGAGTATCAAATATAAATTCTTTTGTCGTCAATGCTGTAAAAGATTCGTTCGACGGTCCCTTAACAAGGGTAAAAGTGCCTCCGGTTGAGCCGGAGTTTGACTGAGTTTCTGGTTCAGTAGTATTCTTGGCTCCGATCGAATAGCCAGGGAAAGGCTGATAAGACGCTGACGGAGCATTGGAGACATAAATCCTCATGCCTCTGATTGTCGCAGACAATGCACCGCCACACGCAGTGCTCATTTCAGCGCTAGTATATGTTGCAACAATAATATATCGCCTATAATAAGCGTTGAACGGACCAGACGCCTGAGTACCAGAAGTGCCGGTAGTCGCGATTATATCAGGTCCCCATCCAGGCACCCTGGGAATGAACTTGTTCAGATTATAATTTTTGGCCGGAATATCTAGTGATGTCCCGGTATTGATCACGGGCAGACTTGAGCTCAGTGAAACATTGACCGTATTTTCTATAGCGACAAAGGTGTCATTATTAAACTGGCCAACATACAAAGCCTGAAGCATTGTATGGTTGATATTTGTTAATGGAATTTCAATTTGAACGCTTACCGAGATCTCAGGCTGACCTAGGCTGAATTGAATATTCTTAGTCGGTGGATTAATGGAAACTCCGCTTGCTACAGTTGGTGCATGAGAGTAAAACGCAAAATCGATCTTTGGAATCCTTAGTGCATATAGAGCTCGTATACGAGTTTTCACGCCAATAGGATCAACTTCAGCCAATACTTCTAGTGGATATCCAAAACCTTGGACCGTCAGTCCAGTTCTAATCCTGGCATCAGCAATCAGTGTTTCATTCCAAATCGGTACAACCGAAGAGACGGTCATTTGACCATCAACGACAGGAGGAGTGCTGGGTAGGGTCGTGATACCTGGAGCTACCGGAAACCAAAATGTACCGGTACCGCCCACAGCGCCCCAGAACAAAGCATCAGTGCTTGCTACAATGCCGCTGGTATCGATGGTCCAGTTGGTACCGTTTATCCGGTATAGAGCCGAAAGACCGCTTGCTTGCACGATGACTGGTGCAAACGGGTTGTCTGGAAGACTTTCCGGTGCAACCTGCAAGTTGATACCATTGCGGCTACCGGCCAGCAATCTATTCTGAGTTCTTCCGTAGCGATTTGCTTTTTCAGGCGCGTCGCTGTGCACAACGGAATAACTCACTGGTGGCCCCAAGTTTTTGGTAAAGAAATCGTCTGGAGCGTATGGCATTGAGAACTCAACCCTTCTCTGAGCCGTAGTACTTCCAAGCGCAAGCTCTATCTCGGAAGCGCTTTCGAGGCGATTGCCCTGGGTCTGATTGATGATTTCGGCCTGGGTTGGCGCCCCTTGGCCGCCACTCTTTATCCTGGTGACTTGATTGTGATTGATTAGATGAAGTCCTGCATTTGCGTATCCACCACTTCGCGGTGTTACCGACTCAATATAAGAAACAGCTTCAGCGCTATTTGTAATCGATTCCCTGGATGCCGCGATCGTCTGCTGTCCGGAAATGGTTTCAGACCAAGGGCCGTAAACATATGTAGTAACCTGCTCAAAATCTCCGGCAGTGTAAGTATAAACAAGCTCTTCTTCAAGCGGATAAATTGAACCATAATTTATGCTTACATAGTCACTTGAATCATATACAAAGGTAATCCCAAGTCCGCCAAGAATGTAGGCAGCAGACCCTCTCGACGATTTCGAGTGAAATGATTCATTTCCGTTTTCATCGTAAACGAAAGACTCGTATATTGTTTTCGTGACTGGAGCGTTGTTGAATTCAATTCCATTTGATAGATACTCTGTCGCCAGTCCCCCGAGGACCGAGGCTGAACTCTCGAATTGCGTGGTTAGCCTGTTAGATACGACTCTTTTTTTCTCGCCGCTCAAGTCTGTCACTTCTATGTATCCTGTTGTCGTGTATGTAGCATTGAAGCCGTTGTATGTCACGACTGATTGGTTGCCCGCCTGAGTTGTATAGCTGATGGGGATTTCAAATGTTGCAAGAGATTGCTCGTATTCCCATGGTGATTGAGCGTCCGTGTCTGCGGTATCGCTTTTATATTTTAAAGTACTATAATTAACGATAACACTTTCTCCCGGCAGGGATCCGACTCCGACAGGGCCAATGTCAACTATATTCGCGCTTGTCAGGACAGGGCCGGAACCACCTTCTTGATCCAGTGAAAAGATCTGCAGAACCTCGCTGGTATCCAAATAACCACAGTAGCTTTCTGAGACAAGTAAATTACCCAGTATTTCAACGTATCCACTGCTAAAGTCAAATTCGGGGATGCTAAATTTATTCGTCAGGGGATTGGTTGATGCTGTAATTCCCAGCTCCGTCAGGCATTTGTCCATGATGGAGCTAGCGTGAATCGGAACAGTAACGATATCCGTGTCTGCTGAATCGTATCCGCTGTTAGCGGGATCGTTCAGGGCTTCCCAGTCAATCGGCTCTTGCAGGTCCTGCAGGTATGCTAATTTGCATCCCAGCTCTACGCTGGTAATCCGGCGAAACGGATCTGCAAAACTACTAAGTACGCGCAGCTTCCTTGGGATTGACCTGGTGACTCCGTTTTTTACATAAGAAAAAGTTACGACATCACCAATATTTGGCGTGATGATTCCACTGATCTCGCATGAGCCAGTAACCTTTACCAAGCCATTGCCTTGAATGTAATCATCACTGATAGTTGCGCTAATCAGCGTACCAAGATTACATGTTACATCAGCCCTGAGGTCAATTACCATTTACAGCACCTGCCCCAACTGGATCGACACGGTATAAACAGTTGTCTTGACGCCATTAACCACTCTTTTTTCCGCCGTCGCTGATGGTACCGAAATGGGGAAATAGCTGCTTGTCGCCGGCACTGCCACGATTTGGCTCTCATACCAGGACCTAATGTTATTCCAACCCGTCAGGTTCGTGGTCCCTTCAACGTCCTTGATTCTGTAAACAACAAGCGGGCCGGTGATATAGTGATTGCCGGTTGGCGTTAGTTCAAGCGCTGGGCCTTCACCATAGGAATCAACCGGCTTCGTCAGAGTCAGGGTGGTCGTTCCTAGTGTGATTGTACCAAAGTCAGGTAGATCCTCGGACTCGGCTTCTCGTTGCTGTTGATAAAGTACGACCTCTAGCGCTTCGTTCGCATCAACCAGTTCGACGCTGACAGAAAGATATGCGCCCACTTGCTCTGCACTGGGCGCTGCACTAAACCAGCAGGCAATACTTGTCCAGGTCGCACCACCAGCACCAGTACCAGAAAACGAAACAGTAGCGCCAACAACGCCACTTACGGCGGTGTCGTCCTCCTGAATCTTCAGATCACGCCAAGTGTCGTAAACACCAAGCAACGCAAGCCACTCTGATGGCGTTAGTAACCCCTGGATGGCCCATCGACGAGCAGTTAAGCCGCTTCGTGTGTCTGTCTCGTCATACCCAAACGGTTGCGCCGTCAGGGTTGGGAAGCTAGCAGCACCAATAGAAATTGCCATTACAGTCTATGGTTCAGTGCTTCCAGGTACGCGGCGCTACCTGTATTCCTGACTCGAACATTGACGTTCCAGTCCTTGGAAGCCAGGTCGTCTACTGCGCGGCCTAGTTTTCCGATCTGTAGTGCCTGATTGGCTTGAACCGCAGCCAATTCCGTAATTCCACTCGAAGTATTGCTCTGTTGATTAGAGCCCCGAATCAATCTTGCAAGTCTTTGGATCGGATCCTTGATCGCATAAAGCCCAGCGGGACTAGAGGAAGCCTGGACACGGCTAGAAGGCAAATCAATCTGCGACCAAATATTTGCAGGAATTACAGTGCCAGACGAAGGGGCTCGCCATGTTGAATTTCTTGGCCTGGAGATCTCACTGATCCTTCCAGAAGCCGATAAAAACCCTTCTTTGCCAAGCTCGTTAACCGTGTATGTCGATCCGGCGCTGACCGGTCCACCCGACCAGCGAGCCGCAGGCGCAGAAGAGGATGTGATTGTCACATTGGCCGTTAGACCATCTAGCTGTGCAATCGCATCACTTAATTTATTTACCGTATCAAGACCATTGTCTAAAGCATCGTAAAATTTGTTGGCTGAAATGCCAGCGGCGTCAAGATTTATTGCAGCATCTTTCATCGATACTGCTGTCTCGTATGCGTTTCCGGCTATCGCCCCAAAGGTTTCCGGAACTCCACTTTCTTGAATTGCCTGTATCGCATTGTTGATATCATTGATTTCTTTTTTAAGTTCTGCAATCTGTTTTTCGCCGGCCTCTAATTGAGTATAAAAATCTACAAAGCGTTGTTTTGCCGCCAAAATCTCTTCGTCAGTTCCCTGGAATACAACTTTCAGTCCTCGACTTTCTGCTATTTGCTGTACTTTATTATTTAGCTCGTTGATTGCAGCTATTCTTTGCTCAGGTGGCAAAAAATCTAGATTTGAAAGCTTCAAATTCAACAATGACTGCTTTGCCTCTTGGAGTCGCGTGGCAGCATCTTGCGCTGCCTTTCGAAGTGTCATGGCACTGTCCCTAAGAGACGCAGCCCCGGCAGCAATTGTTGCTCTGATCTGCTCAGAGATCCTAACGTCCTCTTGCTGCAATCCCAATCTTTCTGATGGAGCGATATTTGGATTCTGCAATTTTATCGCTACTTGCTCCCTTTCATTGTTGAGCTGATTAATCCTGGATCTAATTGTCTCGAATTGAGAAAGTACTTCCCTCAAGCGCGGTTGATCGATTGAAGTGCGAAGTAGTATAGCGCTTTGCGATATTTCACTTTTAATTTTTAGCAATTCTCCTTCGAAAGCAACTTTATCAACTTTCAATCTAATCGTATTCTCAATTTGCTCTTTGCGAATTGACTCTAGTTCTCCTCTTACTTTCGCAAGTTGTTCCAGATTTGCTGCCTCGGCTTTCGCCGATCTTTGAGGATCGCTCAAAAGTCTTGCCCTTTCTTCCTCAAGTCTAGTGACTTCGGCGAGCCTGTTTGAGTAGGCTGCTGGAAGAGCAGTCTGTAAAAAGATTGGATCTTTTGACAATTTTTGGGCGTACTCAATCTGCCCGGCCAGGGCCGCCACACGACCGGCAAAGGTTTCGAACTCTCTTGACCCAACTGCCGCCGCATTTAATCCCTGTTGAAGACCCTTGAGCGCTTCGTTCATTCCGTCGACAGAAGACGTAGCATTTGCAAATTGCCTGCCAAGCTCCCCTGTATCCAGTCCTAGTCGAAGCATCGCCTCTCTGGACTGATTAAGCTTTATTTCGGTTCTCGACACCTCGGATCGAAGGCTTTTTAGTCTGTTTTCAAATTCAGGTCCAAGTACACCAGTCGCTGCCAGAGCTTCGAATTGCTCTAATTGATTTGTTAGTGTCTGAAGTCGCTTCTCTTGCTCTCCAATGCTAGACGAGGTCTTGGCGAATTCACTCGAGAATCTGCTCTGACCCTCTGCAGAAACGTTGGAAATTTTTGCAAATTCACGCAGTGTTGTTATCTGATCATCTATCACCCCGGAATCGGAAGCAATACCACGCGCTGCGGCTGTTCCAGCCCTGGCAAACTCAATGATCTGAATTCTCGCCGATTCTAGGCTACTTTGCAATTCTTGATTTCTTTTAAGATCCGCAGAACCAAAACCCTGCTCAAATATAAGCTGAAATGGCGACTTAAATCCTCGCCCACTGGCTTTTGCCTCTTCAATATCGCTAATAAGTTGTCTGATCGACTGGCTTGTTTGCGCACCTCCAGTCTTGGATGCACCTGTGATTTGTGCCCATGAGTCGGCGACTGCATTCCCAAGTCCCCTCCAGGCAACTTCCGCTCCGGATAACTCCTGCAATCTAAGAGGTGGAGCAACATCGGTTCCTGAAATCTCTTGGCCAACCAACTTAACAGCTTCTGCTAGCTCTTTATTTCTTTCTGTTAAAATTTTTGCAGACTCCGCATTTTTATCTAACTCAATCTGACTAGTAGCCGTTGCATCACTGTATGCTCTTTGAGCAACAGATATAGCAATCAACGCAATTTGCAATGGTCCGAGCTCTTCCAGAATACCCTTAGCGAAATTCTTTAGTCCAGAAAAGGTTTTAGAAATTCCTGCCCCAAGGCCAGTGATAGATCCACTCAGCAACTTAGCTCTCTTGTCACCACTGGACGCGCTCCTTGTAAACGCATCCGCTGAGTCAGCTAATTGCAACTGCTGAATCTGTGCTTCTCTTGCTGTCTTCCCAAGGCTCTCCTGAGTGCTAGTAAGCCTAAGAATGTTTTCGTCGAGATTTTTAATTTCAGAAGCAGTCCTTTGAGCGGCTTCTGGATCCAGCACATCCCTCCCTGCTTGCTGCTCAAGCAAGGCTTTACGTCTATTTTGCAAATTAGAAATTTCTTTACCAAGTTCGCGCAATCTATCTGTGCTTACATTTGCCACAACTCCAAAGTATTGACTAGCAAGCGCCAATGCCCTTACTTTTTGAGCAGTGGTAGAGTACTGAGATGCACCTCTTGCCAAGATATTATTCAAATCAGTCGAATAGGCTACATCTTGGCGGATTAGATTGAGTCTTGATCCAAGCTCTTCGTTGTTTGATTTAATTACTTCCCTGAGGGCCTCTGCTTTATTAATATCAAATTCCGTTGTGACCGCTTCCATTCGCGGAAGCCTAAACGCCTGCAAGTCTGCAGATACTTTTTTCTGCTTATTAGCAAGGCTATCCAGCTCAGCCTTTGCCTTTGTCGTGCTGCTTTGCAATTCCTGGATCCTTGAGTCAGAAGCAATTTTTTCTTCTGACTTGATTTTCTTTAGTGTATCAAGATAGAGGCTTGCCTCGGAAGAAAAATCAGAAGGATCGAATCCGGCGGCTTGGCGTCTACTGCTAATTCTTTCTTGCTGAATTTTTGCTTCGGATGCATACAAATCTTGCAATTTTTTCTGCGTTTTGGACAATTCTTGCCTGATAATACCTTGGCTTCTGATGGAGGCCTTTGCTTGGTTGTCTTTAGGCGTTTTTTCCAGCTCAGCCACCAAGCCCTTGGTTTCTTTTCTGGTTTGAGCAATCTCATTTCTGATTGACTGTTGCTGGCCTGACAGAGCTTGCTCCAGTGATTTAACCTGACCGCTGTTTAGCTGTCCAGAAGAAGCCGCGATCTCTTTGAAGATGACTTTTAATTGATCAGCGCTTTCTATCGTCTTTGCCTTAAAAGCGTTTTGCGTGGCTACATCAAGACCCCTGAAGCTGTCACTTGTTTTCCTGGACTCTTCCTGCAGCTTTCTCATAGAAGCCTGCAGAAGCGCCATTGCGGCTCCGGGATTTGTTTTGGACAGTTCTTTGACGTCTTCCAGGAATTTGGGATCAATTGGACGGAAAGAAATTCCTTCCGTTACACCCTGCAATTGCCTTGCCGTTAAAAGACTGGCAGCCCCGACCCTTTTTGCAAAGTCACTGGTGATTCGAATTGCTCCAGACGTGCTTGCAGAAAACTGATCCAAGTATTTTGCTGCAAGAAGAAAGGCAGTGCTTGCACCATTCAATTCCCTTGGCACACTTGATGAAACAACTGTTTTTAAGACTGGAGCCAGTTCAATATTTTTGTTACGTGATTGAGCTGTCAGTACTTGCTTGTTTAGATCGTTAATTCCTTTCTGCGCAGAAGTTACTACATTCTTGATTCCAGAAGTCGCTGTAGAGACAGTACTGCTAACGCTGTTGGCAGAGTTTTGCGTTTGCTTCTTAATTTGATTTGCTGTTGTCTCGAGCTCTTTTGTGATGTTAAATTGAATCGGCTTCTGCAATTGCTTGTTCAATTCTTTGACAGCATTAATAGCTCCTTTGACGGGGGATTCCGCTTGTGGCCACAATCTGCCTAGCCTTGAAATAAAACCTTGCTGTTTTTGTACGGTATTTGCGGTGTTCCTGTCAAGCTCATTCAATGGCTTGATGAACTTGCTTAAGATGGCCAGGCCTGCTAGCTCAAATATTCCGGGAATATTGGCAACTGCATTAATTAATGGGCTCAGAACATTGATTACGGCAAGAACTCCTTCCGTCACTGCCAAAAAAACATCTAGGATTCTGGCTGCACTTTCCGCTAATTTTGCGAAAAGATTGGCCAGTGTATCAACAGAAGCTGACTTGGAAATTCTCGAGAAAAAGTCGGCAACGACAGCCTGAATTCTAAAGAACGCATTGATTACTGGTTCGGCCGCTTTTGCCAAGTTCCTGAGCGAAATCTGGTTCAAATTCTGCAAGTTTGCTCGAACTTGATCAATGGTTACAGAACCCTCGGAAAGTGCATCAACTGCGGAGTTGGCGCTTGGGCCGAGTTTGCCAAACAGCAATGATGACTTAGATAGTTGTGGAATAATTTCGATTAGTTTTTCCGATGTTATATCACCGGCCTTGACCATCCTTTCGAGCTCTTTGGTTGTTACACCAATAGCTCCTGCGAGATCTGTCTTGAAGGCTGGATCAGCCTCGGAGATTTGCTGCGTTAGCTCTTCAGCCTGCAGTTTGCCTTTTGCAAATGCCTGGATTACGCCATTCGTAACGCGCCTTGCCCTGTCTCCACTAATGCCAAATGCTGCAAATCGACTAGAAAGCGCTTCGGTAATCTCAGAAACGTCCTGGATTGTTCCACCAGCGTTTAACACAACTGGCGATAATTGCCTAAAGGATTCCTCAACAGTGCTTAGATTAACTCCAAGACCGAGGGCGATTCCCCTTGCGCTTTGCAGGGCTGACAGGCCGCCAGATACGCCTTCTCCAATGGCTTTGAAAGTCAATCCAAATTGTTGAAGTTCTGCGGCAGTATTGACAACATTATTAATTCCTGCCGTAAACTGGCCAACAACAATGCTTGCTGCCTGCAGCCCTTGAGTAATTTGCACAAGACCATTACTAAAACTAACAATGCCTTGAGCCCTGAGGCCAATTTTCGCTTTTTCCCAAAACCCAGAAGCTTCTGCAATTGCAAGTTGTCTACTGAGCTCGGAAACCCTTTTATTCTGAGCGCTCCACTCCGGATTAATTCTCTTGATTGTTCCAAATAGTGATCCGGCAGCCCCTTGGTAACGAACAAGCTCGTCCCTCGCCTGCTTGGCTTGATTTACTTGTTGCCTTAGACTCGTGGCACTACCACCCTCAACCTTTGCCGCCTTCTGTTGTGCTTTGATAATTTTATCTGTTATTGATAGGCGTTCTTTTTCGACTGCTACAAGTTTTTTCGCGCCATTCCCGTCTTCCCTTGTTTCCAGTACAAGTGTCTTTCTTACAGTACCGCCTAGTGCATTATTGATTTCCCTAGCAGTTCCTTCCACCCCACTACGAAGGTCATCCAGCGCCTTGTTGAGCTGTTTAGCTGTAATTACTGCTTCAAGTTCAAGTGCTGGGGTGCCCTTTGCCACTGACTAACAACTTCTTAGCGCCCTCTAGTCTTCCGGTCAAAAAGTCAATAAAAAAGCCCCTGAATAGGGGCCTTTTATTCACAAAAGTCCGAAGGACTCAGGGATTCACGTCGGGGTCGATCCGATACGGACCGTAGCCTTGGATGGTGGCCTCCCAAGTTGCAATCGAGCCAGCCTCGATCGATTCGGTGTAGCCGTTGATGGTGCCGTAGCCGTACACAGCCTCGTCGGTGCCGGTGGGACCAATCCGAACAATCTTCACGCGCAGCGAGTCAGCCACGGTGTTCTGCTCAGTCAGGCGCAGGATGTGGTAGCCAGCATCACGGAAGTCGGCCACGCCAGCCAGGGAGATACTCCAGGTCTTGGCGGTCGGCAGGCTGATGTTGTAACCCTTGGTCTCGTCATCATAGGTGATGAGGTCCTCGGTGTCCGTGTCGGTCTCCAGCGCCGCATTGGTCAGGCCAACGATACGAGCCGGATTGTCAAGACCATCCATGTCGAAGGTGCTGCCTTCAACAGTGAAGATGCCGTTCGAGTACGAAACAGTGGCGCCAGTAGGGATGACCGAAGCAGTCGAGATAAAGCCACCCGAGGAAGCGTTCTGAATCACGGCGGTGCCGGTGTCAGAACCAGAAGTGATGTCAGCGCCAGTCTTCACATAGGTAAAGGTGGCGGCGGTCGGTACATCAACAATCGTAAAGGTGCCGTTGATGCCGGTATTGGTTACTGCCGTAACGACAACAGTGTTGCCAACACTAAACCCGTGGCTAGCCGAGGTCGTAACAGTAACAATGTTGTCGGTTCGAGCAACATTGCTGATGCTCTTGCTGAGCGGAGTAGTGGCGGAAATTGCTTGCGTTACACCAGCAAAAGACACGTCAACACTAGAAGACGCCAGAGGCACAATGTAAAAATTGTAGCCAAAGCTTGTGGAGAAATTTGCCATGGTCTCAGGTAGGGATTGCTAAAAAGCAAGACAAATAGGGGCAGGCGCCTACCTGCTTATTTTTAGGCTACCAAATGATTAATGCACTAAATAATTACAGAATCAGACGGAATCAGGACAAGCAATTGCGCGATAATTCCAAGGCCTTCTGGCGTCGCTGCGGTATCAATAGTTGTAGCACCACTAAACAATTGCATCATCCTAGTGGCAGCGGCAGTAAGCGTTCCACCATTTGCCGGGGGCCACGCCATCAAATACACCCTCCAACTAGTCGTGATATCATCGTCACCGGTAAGATACGACCTGCGACCAAAGTTGGCCACATCATGAATTACAACCTCAAGGCCGCTGATTGACTTAAGCGTCGGCAGCTTTTCTCCAGGACTTACGATGGAAATCGCATTCAGTACCATGTCGCCGGTCTCAAACTTTCTCGTGCCAACCAGCGCCATGAAGGTGGCATCACCCGCCAACTTATCATAAATAACCTGAGGGCTAGTCGCGTGCTGTTGTGGCATGCAAAAGTCCGTAACCCATCAAGCCTTAGTTTGCCATACCATTACACGGCATTCTAGCGTGAGTCGAATCAACATTATGCCCGGAACATTGGTCATGAATTACCTGTTCTCGGATAAAACAGTCGACATCAGCAACTGATCCATGACCGATCTCAAAGTGTCATCCCAACCAGGGATTGCTTTGTCGTACCATCATTATCTATGGGCCATGGAATGCTTAAAAAGTGGAGATGCCAAAAGGCGGTGGCGAAAAGCGATAAAGGATGCATGGGGCAACTGTTGTTGCTTTTGCGGTCAGCCACCGATCAGTGACAAGTCACTAACCATTGACCACCTCAAACCTCGCAGTAAAGGGGGCGAAGATGTCAGCACCAATTGCTTGCCCGCCTGTCTAGAGCATAATCAAGCCAAGGGATCCGAGGATTGGAGGCCCTGGTTTAGACAGCAAGATTTCTATGATCAAACAAGAGAAATTCGCATAGAATTTTGGCTAAAATATGGAAGGGTTCCAGACGAAGACGAATTGTCCTGGCTAGCCAACAATCCTGATCTCTGATTCCTCTATTGCCTCAAATTCACCCAAGATTGTTGGCATGAGCACCGTTATGGTCCGACTACATGGAGAGATCATTTCTCGTCTTTCGTTTGAGGCAGTCTTACCAGCTATAAGCATGCCTTGGACCATCGCACCTTCGATATTTGGCGCTAAAATGATTGCATCTTGGCACTGGTAACATAACAACTCTGGCGCAATAGCATTCATTGCCCGCTTCTTTAATTCTGGATAGGCAAATAGTGCCCAATTTGGAAACATCTCAAGCCTGATTAGCTCCATGGCTGCTGCGCCAAATCTAGGCTCTGGTAAATCCATAGCCTCAAGGTCAGCATAATAGTAAAATTCTTCTGGCTTGAATGGCTGTCTTCTTTTTTTCTTGTCTCTATTTAATTCCGCATTCTGAAATGCTAGATAAGCAATCGGCTTTTCGGCGCTATGCAGTTCATATCTTTGAATTTTGTTAAGATTTTCTATGCTTTTGATAACATAGATATACGGCAGTTTCCAATAGTTCTGCAAAGAAAATTCAGGATCGCCAGGAAATCCTCTTTTCAATCGGTAGTAGAAGTCTTCGAACGGGATTTGGGCCCCGTCACGAGCTTTTTTTCGGCTTCCTCGATAGTGATTTCACTTGACTCATCGTCTTCCTGCTTAAAAGCATCAAGAACCTTAGCCTCTTCTTCTCTGTAAAGATTTGCAAGTCCAGCAATCAAGTCTGGATGCAGTTTGGAAATGTCACTAATTTCATAATTGGGATCAAGTCGATATCTGACCATACAGGCTGCCATTACCATGTCCTCTCGTACTTGTCCATTTGATAGGCTCTTAATTACCTCAGTCAGCTCTACGGCAAACTCTTCCTCTACTTTGTCTGCAAGATCTCTGTCATTCGTTTGATTCGATTCTTGCCCAGACATAATTCCAATAACAAGACCATAAGCCTTGTCCATGCCCATTCCGTATTTGCGAGCTACTCGCCTGCTGAGAGTTACAATCTCAGTCGTTCCATTATCAAATTGTTGTACTTGCTGAACAAAGGCTTTTTCACCAGTTGTCAGGTAACCTAGTCGCTCAATTTCGATAATCCCAGACTCTTCGTTGCCAATCCTTTCGACAATCGGCTTGCGGCGCGGTTCAACAACAAAGGGTAGTTTAGCCATTTTAATCTTATGTAGCGCAATTATAGTTCCAGTATATCAGTCGAATTCTTGTTCGATCTCCCTCAAGTAGTAGTCGACGAAGTTGAATTGCGCTACAGGCCCCCCACCAAGCATTACGGATTCAAGCCAGGGTCTGGGAGGCAGGTAAATTCGTCTGTTCACATCTCCGTAAGGATTAATATATCCTCCATAATGCACAATTGCAGCATAGGGAGCATCGTAAGAAACAGTCACCCCATTCGCCCCTACTATTACAGTCCCTGACTCCATCAAACTTCCAGTTTCAAAAATATCAGTGCCTTGCCATACCCCGCTTCTTATAGCATCATCAAGAGCCTTTTTTAGATCAAATGCGATCTTATTATTGGCTCGGTCAATCGCCGCTTCAAATCGATTGATTATCTCAGTCGCAGGAAACTTTGTCAAATTTACTGCAAGCAGTCCACTTGTCTGCGTCTGGGATTTGATAACAATTCTTTTGTCTAATTTGGCCTTTAAATCTGACAAGTTAAAAGCTGCCTTACTGCGTGCCATCAGTTCAGTACCTGCCCACTACGAATGACAATCGGAATGCCTTCAATGTTATTGTTGATCAATTCATCAATCCCTGAATTGCCAAACTTGCCTCCACACGTCTCAATACTGAAGTACGCCACCTTTTCACGCCCTTGCTTATGCGATCCACTTACGCCAGCAATCAACCACTCCGGCACTGATGTAAACGTAAATGAGCTAAAAGTCACGCCAGCCAGTGACAACGTCTCTAAGTCATACGACGAACTCACTGCCGCATACCTAAGTGCATAGCCTCGATACAAATAAATCTGTCCCGAGGCCCCATCAATCGCCGCACCGCCACGACTTTGGACCGGAACATAATCAGCACCCGTGGACGTGCCCGTACTGTCCTGCCTTTTTAAGTAGCACTGCACCAAGTACGTCGTGCCCGCCGTTTGTTGCACTCTTCCATTAACAATACTCGGAGTCCCCTGCTGGCGCACCAGCAAGTATCCATTCGCATAGTCCAATAACGGTGATGTCATCTCGGTACCGAAAAATTTTTATAGCAAATTATGCCCATATTTCATCCACCACTTTCAGAACTGCCATACATCTTTTCACGACACGCACGACAGGAACTGATCCCATCCATCACGTACGGCGCATACACCGCATTTACCGGTTGCTCAGTACCGCATCCATGACACATCACCATAACAACCTCAGACTGCAATACAGGCTGGAAAAATCCCTCGCTGGTGTTGCAATCGTTCATGATCGAATCAACGCCGTACCGACACCACCATTGCCAGTAAACAGTGGGCTGAAGCCAAAGTATTGGGCCAAAAGGTCCCTAACACGCATCAATTCCCTTTCCGGGCCATACGTCGTCCCAATGTCACTCACCTCCCACTCTAACACGTCCGCCTTCTTTAATACCCTGGACTCTGAACTCAAATTTAACTCATTCATCCTAGTCTGGACACTGTCGTACTCGTCCAACAGGTCCTGGACATTTCCAACAGCATCAGGTGCAAATTCACCCAAATAATTCATGTCAACCTGGATCTGTTGCACCCCATAAGGACTCACACCAAGTCCCGCAGCAACAAGTACCCGCAAGTCGTCGCCCGCTGACCATCCAAGCGTGATGTCTAGCGCCATTCCGAGACCGCTGGTCGACGCACTAGATTACCGATCCAAGACCGCTAGTCGACGTAGCAGATTACCGATCCAAGACCGCTGGTCGACCTAGCAGATTACCGAGTAACATGCCCGCCACTGAATGAATAAATCCACACACTTCTCGTTATAATGAAACTATCGTCATAAAAATATTCGTGCCAAACGACATTATCACACTGTTGCTGGCACTTGAAGCCCGTAGCCAAATCGCTACACAACAGTTCCTCGAGTACCTGGCAAGCACCCAAACCGAAGATTACTCCAAACTCGTCCTCCTGAAGACAATCGCATTGTCGTCTGACCCAGAATCCACTAAACTATGGCTATGTAACCTGTACTGAAATGACTGACTTTCCCCTGGGTGTAGCAATCATGGTCGGAACCTTGTTCGCCCTGGTAACAGCCTGGGTGGTTGGGGTGTTGGTCGGGGACTGGTTCTGAATTTTTTGGCGGAATTTCTGGGGGGTCTGACTGGAGTTACCCTTT